CTGGTCTCCATAGTATGCTTTTGCGCTATCCTGCAGCACGTCATCGTAATAAACGTCAACTATTTCATTGGAATGGAACTTTTGACCATGAACGGTTAACCTGTCTCCCACACAGCCCTCGTCCGGTGAAAGCCGGATTTCTACTTCCCACGCCTGCACAGGGGTAACCAACGCCGGGATAGCCAGCAGGCAGATGGCAAGGGCGATGATCAGGCAGCGGAATAACCTCATTCCGTAGTTCTTCCCTCTTTACCAGATTGCCAGGTCACGTTGAATATAACCACAGTCAAAATGGCATTATAACAACTCCGTCGTCTTATTGCTATGTCAGCGGTCAGCAGTCAGTGGTTAGCTAATGGCTGAAGGCTGACAGCTGAAAGCTGATAGCTACTGAGCTTTGAATTGTAATTTTGATTTTCTATCTTTGATCTTTGAACTTGTTCAGGGTTTAGTGCTTCGAGTTTAGGATTCAACTTGGGGGGAAAAGGAAAGGGGGGCTCAACGCCCCCCTTTTCCTGCTAACCAAGGGTTATTACACCCTTCGTGTTCGGAAGATAAGTACCAGCGTGACAATCACCAATATAGCACCAATGGCGATAATCACCCACACCCATGCCGGAGTAGTCGGCTCAGGCGGTACAACTCCCTCAGCACCTGTAGTGAAGGTCGCTGTAGCCTCACCAAACGACGTAGTGTCCTTAAACGCCTTTACCATCCAGTAGTAAGAAGTGCTGTAGTCAAGCGTGCCGGTATAGGTGTAAGTCGTCCCTGATACTGAAGTCGCTGATACCACCGCAGCATCGGTCGCAGCGTTCATCAGGCTGAACTCATAGCCAGTAGCATCGGCAACGGCATCCCAGGTGAACGGAATATTGCTCACCGCCACGCCGATGGCGCCATTGCTGGGATTGGTCAGCGTTAGCTGAGCCATAGGACCAACAGCAACGGTGAAGCTGCGTACCTCAGACCACGGACTGTGAATTATCTCATCAGTCTCGGCATCGGCAGACCTCACCCTCCAGTAGTAGGTGGTGCCGCAGCTGCCCTCGCCCAGTGCCTTGTTCGCAACTACATAGCTGGGTGCGGAGCCCTTGGGTGGGTCGTAGTCTATCTCGGTGCAATCGTCGTCATCCTTGCCGGTCCAGTCGTGGTCGCTCACCACCTCGGTGAAGTCCTCATCCAGCGATATCTGCAGGTTGTAGGAGCAGGCATCACACTGCCTGTCCCACTTCAAGGTGAACGCATCGTTCCAGCAGTAGCACGGGTCGGCATCAACCACAGCACCGGTTGCCGGTGACATAAGCGTCGGCCCTGCCTTGGCATAGCAGTCCTCGTAGGTCCACAGGCGGCCAAGACCCGAGTTATCATTCCGGTCTTGGCAATCACTGTAGGCAAAGGAAGGGTCGCCCCACCAGGTGAGATTCCTGACCTCGCCGTAGTACCACGACAACCAATCAATGGCATACAGCTTGGTGTTGGTGTCAGCGCTAAGGCATCCGCATAGCTTGAAGCTCGAAGCGAAGAACTCAGGGTTCTCAGCGCTCAGACCTTGAATGAGGTAATCCCACATTGCCTCGCCGCAGGCTACCTCCTCAGCGGGATTGAGACACCGAGCCACACCAGTGTAGACTGTCTCGGTGGCATTGTCAAACCACCCGTAGGTGGCATAAAGAACGCCGCCGGTGGTGGCATCGGTCTCGGGATTGCCATCAGCGTAACTGAGCAATATGCCGGTGTAGGCAACCTCGACCCGCGTGCACGAAGGATCAAGGTCACCGGAAGCATCCATGTAGCCGATTTGAGCCCTGGTTGGCGTTGCAGTTCCGGTGCATTCACCGAGGTCTGTCCAGCTGGTGCTCTCGTCAATGACCCAGCGGTAAATGCCGTTGTCAGGGCGCCATCAAGGAAGGTCTCCAGGTCATCGTCGGAGTAACTCACCTTGCCGTCAGTACCGCCGACGAGGACGTTCCCCTCGCCATGCACGGCGATGGTGCTCCCATCATCAACCTTGCTGTCCATCGTGGAACTCCACGAAGCAGTAGCGCCGTGGTCATCGGACACGGCTACATCGTCATCATCCAGGCCCACGGCATAGATGGTAGCTTCGTCCTGGACAGCCAGGTCGGCTATCTCGTCAACGCTTGAGCTCCCTACTTCCCAGCAGCCCAGACCTTCGTTGCCATCGTAGTAAACGGTCCTGTCGCCGCGGTTAACCAGGTAAACGGTTAACGCTTCCTCGGTCTCCTCGGGAGCCAGCCTGATGAGACCCGTCTCGTAATACTGCCCGCCTATATTATAGCGCTCGAGCTCTCCACACCACTCCCTTATCCAGGCACCGCTGTATTCCGAAGCCTCGGGCAGCGGGTCAGCGTTCAGCCATACGCTGTCGCAGTAGCAATCACCATTACGACCGTATTCCCGGTGAACGCTAAACACCCAGGTCTTGTTGCAGTCTGGAGACTTGGCAACATCGGACAGGTAGTCGATATAGGTGTCCACCAGTCCAAGCTGGTTCCAGGTATCGCCGTCATCCAGACTGAAGGACATAGCGCCCTCCTCAAAGTCTTTATCGGGTTTGCCGCCGACAAAGCAATAAGCCTTGTTGGGAGCCACATAGCCAACCATGGCCGCCATTGTCCCCGTGGGCGGCTTGCAGGCATCGCTCCACCGCTCACAGCAGATGTCCATACCGGCGATGCCGTCGTTGAAGTAAACCTGGACACCTTCACAGCACTCGGTGGGGCCTCCATAGCCGTCGCCAAGCGCGCCGGCTATCGCCTTTCCTTCGTCAATGGTTCCCAGGTAGTTGAGGCTCGCCAGCATCGGGTCGCCGTTGATTTGGCCCATCGGTCCCAGGAGGTGAGCGTCCCCGTCCGTTACTCTGTAGATGGCGCCGGTCATATTGCTGTAGTCTACATACACCCAGGCGTAGCGAGTATTAGAATGTCTGCCCTCGTAGTCACTGGGCAGGGCAAGTCCTGCCGCCGCACCTTTGAACAAAGACCATGCGCTCTCGTCACTAGTCACCTGAACGGCATCTGCAAATCCAGCGGGGTTATTCCACTTGGGGTTGTTTCCCCACGTTCCTGACTGAAGGTAGGTCCCAGTACTATCATTGTGGCTTATCGCCAGTACCGTGTAATCGGCTAGCCAGCTGGGGGCGAACTCCACCTTGGTGACCGCATCGCTGTGGATGGTCCAGTTATCGTCCCAGCCATCATAGGCTGAGGCTTCTACCCAGCGACCGCCAGTGAGACCACCGGTCTCATAGCGGAATACCAGTCCGTCTGGGCAGTCCCCCGCATCTCCAACACCACCGAGGGCGATGTTGTGCTTGTCATCATCCTCCTCGGAGATCCTCATGGCGAAAGCGCGATTCAGTATAACACCGTCATCGTCTATAGGTCCGGTGTACGCAAAGTTATCGCCGCCGTCATCCGAGATGACCACTGCCTGCTCGTCATCACAGAAATCAGAAGTGTCCTTATCATCAACCAGCGCCACGGCCAAGAAGTCGGAGTCATCCTTAGCACAGGCAACGTAGTTGAACGACACATCAGAATTACCCGAAGTGAAGTTAGTCGGCAAATCGGTATCATCATCCCAGACGTTGTCGGCCAGGTCATCCCAGGTCATGCCGCTGTCCTCGGACTTCCACAACCTGGGATTGTTGTCCTCACACAGGTCGTTGTCGTCGTGACCGCTCCCGACCACATAGATGACCTCACCACCGGGAATTGTGGCAATCGCCGTGATGCTCGAGTTCGGAGCAACCGTCCAGTCATCGGTATTCGGCGTGCCAACCTTGTCCCACTCGGCATTCACCTCAGCGGCGCTAGCCTGTGGAGTCATCGCTGGCGCTAGAAGCAGGCCCAGAGTCATTACCACGGCAATGCCGAGGTAAATTAGCCTTCTGGGCCAGGCATCTATTACTTTATCCATTAATTAATCCTCCTTTTTACTTTGCCCGAAAATTTTGCAAAATTTTCGGGCAACCATTATCTCAACCTCGGCCGAAAGTCGACCCCTTCAGCCGTGGTTTGGTTATCGTGTATTTCCAGTAAACCTTGATGTACCTCATACACAATTTCTACTTTCCCCTCCACGAATCCTGTTGGGATTGCCATGCTATCGCTCGCAATCACCCCTCTTCGTCATTGCGACGAGCAAATGCGACGAAGCAATCTCGTGGCATTGCCACGCTCCACAATCTCCTTCGCAAGACTCCTTCGGGACTGCTCCATAGGCATCACCTCCTTTAATCTATTCCAATTATTCAATTATTATCACCCTCCACCTTTCCCTCCCTTGAAGGGAGAGGTCAGGTAAGGGTTAGGACAAACTGTAGATATAACTTGAACTCTTGTCAAGTCCCCATATTTAACGTGCATTATACACCATTATACTAGCCCCCCTCTCGATGTCAATATACCTCTTAATACGATGCATACAGGGTGACAAAATTCCCTTGCCTTTCTAGAACTGTAGTGCTAATATTGCGGCACGATAACAAACCACCGGAAAAAACCGCAATGACATCTGAAAATGAAAAGGGGCTTGCAATAGTGACAAGTGAAAGCATCTGGGACTTGTTGCCCGAGGACTTCCCCTACGAAGACCAGGGCTGTGAGCTATTCCCCTCCTGCCTCGACTGTCCTTTTCCCCATTGCATCAAGGAAGAGCCCTGGGGAAAGGAGAAATTCCTCAAGACTAAGAGGGCAAGGAGAATGATGGCGCTGAAGAAGGAGGGGAAAGACAACGAGGAGATCGCCCGAATCTTCCGGGTTAGCGTGAGGACGGTGCAGCGGTGGCTCAAGGCGGTCAAGAAATGAGATTGCCACGCCTTGGCCCTTCGCTACACTCAGGGTTTCAGCTCACCGCAATGACAATACAAAAAGCCACAAGGACAACTAGCGAAGGCCACAATGGCACCCCCTGCCGTCATTGCAAGGCATATCCCTTCTGTCATTGCGAGGAGCGAAGCGACGAAGCAATCTCTAAGCTAAATCCTGAACAAACCCCAATAGCTAGATTCAAAACACTTTTAGTCATTGGGACTTTAGTCATTTGGTGTTGTTTAGTATTTCGGACGTCGTTGCGAGGCATGCCACCCTCTGTCATTGCGAGGAAGTCCGTCAGTTGACGGACGACGAAGCAATCTCACGGTGAGGCACCTGAGAATTTTCACAGATGAATGAATTTAACCCTTCACAGCTAGCCCGCATCGACACCAACAGGCTGGCGGACTACACCACCAACCTCAATTTCTACAACGGCAGCCAGTGGGAGAAGACCGGCAGACATCGCCAGCTGGTATTTAACTATGCCAAGGTGGCCATCGATAAGGTCACCAGCTATCTAATGCAGGGATTGACCTTCGCCTGCTACCCTGCCGAGAATACCGACGAGCTCAAGGAGAAGGTGGTCCACGCAGAGCACCTTCTCCAGGACGTTTACGAATCCAACAACCTGCAGCAGCTAGATTGGGAGACCGAGATAGACACCGCTATCCTGGGCGACGGATGTTATAAGGTCATCTGGGACCCGGACGAGAAGCGTATCAAGATAACCGCCCCCGATGTCCGGGGCATCTACGCTTGGTGGCTTGGCGATGACCTCTCCAGAGTGTGGCGGGTGGCCTCCAGGTATAAGCTCAGCAAGGCCGAGGCCGACCTTCTTTATGGCGCCACAAAAGCGGCCACCGTCACAGAGCTGTGGACAAGCAAGGACTTCGAGCTCTTCCTGGATAACGACCGCATACAATCAAAGTCAAACCCCTACGGCTTCATCCCGTTCATCATCTTCCCCAACCTCAGGGAGCCTAAACAGTTTTGGGGGACTTCGGATATCCCCTCAGTTAAACAGCCGCAGCGGGAGCTGAACCGGGCAGTCAGCCAGTTGTCCCGGATATTAGAGCTGTCAGGCAACCCCATCGCTGTGCTCGAGAACATCGGCGAATCAGAAGATATCCGGGTCCAACCAGGGGCGGTGTGGACCATACCCGAGGATGCCAAAGCCTATCTTTTAGACCTACTCCAGGGCGGAGGCATCAGACTCCATATCGACTACATTGATTTGATCTATCGCTGCCTTCACGATATCTCCGAGACACCCAGGGCAGCCTATGGCGGCACCGAGAGGGACTTATCAGGAGCAGCGATGCAGATTGAGCTCGGGAGTTTAATTCAGAAGGTGACCAGGAAAAGGACCATCAGGACAAACGCCTACCACCAGAGAACCGACATGGTCCTTCGATTAGCAGCTAAGTATATGAAGGAAAACCTTGACGGTATTACCCACCGTGTTGTGTGGGGAGAGATCCTTCCCCAGGATACCCAACGGCAGGCTCAAAATGAGCAGCTGCTTGTCCAGGCAGGAGTCCATTCCAGGAGAACAGCCATGGACGAGATAATTAGCTGACGGCTGAAAGCTGATAGCTGACAGCTAAACAAGGAGGAATTAATGGAAGATAACCAGACCCAAGAGGACCCACAAAACGGAACTCAACAAACTCAAGGAACTCCAGAAACTCAGAACGAGGACATCGCCGCCGTTAAAGCTCAGCTCGAGGAAGAGCAGAAGGCCAAGTCTGCCCTCGAAGAAGCCATGGCCGAGAAGGACGCCAGGCTCACCGAGCTCGAAACGGCGCTAAGCGAAGCGAAGCGGGGGAGCGAAGCCTCCACTGCTGAGCTCGCATCGGTGAAGGAAGCCAGGGACCAGGCCGTTTCCAAGTACCTCGGCATGGCCAAAGCCGCTAATCCCCAGGTCCCCCAGGACATGATCTCAGGCGAGACCATCGAGGAGATCGACGCAACAGTCGAGAAAGGCAAAGGCCTTGTCTCAGCGGTCAAGAAGACCCTGGAGTCCGAAACTGCGGCAGCCAAAGTACCTGCTGGAGCTCCAACCAGGGGAGAAACGACCGAGGGGATGTCCAATAAGGAGCTAATCGCCGCGGGACTTCGACAAAAAGGAGGTAGTTAATTATGTCGATAAGCTTAGACGAAGCATCAAAACTCTCTACTGATATCCTTCTTAAAGGAATCATCGAGACCATAATCAAGGACAGCCCTATTCTGCAGGAGCTGCCCTTCATTCAGATCGTGGGCAACAGTCTTAAGTACAACCGTGAGAAGACGTTGCCTGGCGTGGGGTGGTATGCACCGGTATCGGGCACATGGACTCAGTCCGAGCCCGAGTTCGAGCAGGTGACTGCTACCCTTCAGATCCTTGGCGGAGACGCCGACGTCGACAACTTCCTGAAGTCCACCAGGAGTAATATCCAGGACCTCGAGGTTGCCGTCATCGAGCAGAAGGCCAAGGCGGTCCAGCATGAGTTTGAGAACGCCTTCCTTAATGGATCGGGTGCCAGTGAACAGCCGTCAGGGTTGTACGTCCTGCTTTCGGATACAGCCTGGGTAGCCGACACCGTCACAGAGGTGGGCGATATCGTTGTCCCCACCGAAGGCCTGGAGAACGGCTTCCGGTATGAGTGCACGGCGTCAGCCGACGATAAAAAGACTCATGCCACTACCGAGCCCACCTGGCCAACCCAGGAGGGAGCCACCGTTGTTGACGACCAGGTGACGTGGACGTGCAAGTACGGCCACCACCTGGGAACGGGAGCCAATGGTGCCACGTTGAGCCTGAACAACCTGGACAAGCTCATTGACCTTGTCAGAGGCGGCAAGCCCGACATGCTCTTGATGAGCAAGCGGAGCCGGAGGAAGCTCCAGTCCCTTATCAGGGCGTCAGGTACGGTCCTTGAGACCAGGCCAGGCAGGTTCATGGAGCAGATCCAGATGTATAACGGCATCCCGATAGCCGTTTCCGATTGGGTCAAGGACGACTACACCGTCGGCAGCTCTTCCCTTGCTTGCTCCGCTATCTTTGCCTTCCAGATGGGTGAGGGTGGAGTGTGTGGGCTTTCCAGTCCCGAAATGCTGCAGGTGGAGCGGCTTGGCTCACTGGAGACCAAGGACGCCACCAGGACAAGGGTTAAGTGGTATGTGTCGCTAGCCCTCTTTTCCGGTGTTAAAGCGGCCATGATGACAGGGGTGAAGGACTAATAGAGCAGTCAGCACTCAGCGGTCAGCCGTCAGAAGGAGAGGGGGAGGTGCTGAAAGCTGATAACTGATAGCTGATAGCTGAGGAGACACCTCCTGCGCTGGGGGAGGGGGATATCGACCTCCCCCTCCCCTTAACTGAAAGGATAAAATTATGGATCTAGCAACAATGAGAGCGAGAGTCCGTGAGGATCTCCAGGACGAAGATGCACAAAACTACCGCTGGACCAACGACCAGGTGGACCGTGGAGAGCAGCAGGGATATCGATATCTCCAGCCTGTCAGGCCTTATTAAAGTGGAGTCCGTTGAGTTCCCGATCGGCGAGAACCCCAGCCACTACCAGAAGTTCCGAATCTGGCAGGACACTATCCAGATGGACGACGAAGGCAACGGAGACGATGCCCGGGTAAAGTGGTATAAGGAGCACACCCTAAACGGATCATCATCAACCATCCCAGCTCAATTCGAGGAAATCATCGTTCTCGGAGCCACCGGATATCTTGCAGCATCAGCATCAGTCTATACCGTTGACAAAGCTACCATCGCAGGCAAGTGGGCTACCATCAACTTCTTGAAGTGGGGAGAGCAAAGGCTCGAGCGTTATGAGAAGAAGCTTAAAGCCCTCAAAAGCCGAGTGATCACCAGGGAGTTCTATACGCAAGACTAATTCTGATGTTGCACCTTGGAATCGTTAAGACCTTCGACAACCAGAACCACAGGGCGGGAGTCCAGTTAGCAGGTTCGTTAACAACCTACCTCGATGATATCTCTGTCTCTGTCTCTATCCCATCTTCTGCTATGGTAGTCGGCAACTACGTTCTTGTGGCCATCCCCGGGGGAAATCCCCGGGATGCTTGCGTCGTGGCTTCGTGGCCAGCAGGCAGTTCAGGCGGTGGAGGCGGAAGTAAAATCCAGGACGCCGACGGCGATACCTATCTTTGGGTAGAGAAAACAGCCGACGAGGATAAGATACACGGCGTTGTCAAAGACGTCGAGGCACTTCTGTTAGATGATGTTGGAATACTCACTCTGGCTAAACAATCGGCAGCACGAGCGTACTACACAGGTGCTAAATACTACATTAAGGACAGAACAGTAGTCAAAGTCAGGCTCAACACAGTGGACTATGACATCCAGGGGGAATTTGACTCTACCGAAAAGACAGGGACTACCACAGCTGGGACTGCATACCATTTAATAGATATTACCAAAAGCCAGTTTGTAGCTGCCGATGTTGGACGAACAGTCTGGAATGCTGGTAGCAATGTTTATGCGACTGTTACGGCTTATAATAGTACGTCTGACCTCACAATCGATGCCAACATCTTTGGCACTGGGGCGAGCTATTACCTCTATGCTGGTAGGTTTACAGCTAAAGTGGCAGGACTGTATGTAGTAACTGCAACGGTAAGATATTATCCTGGACAAGACAAGATGCATGCACAATGCCGACTAATTAAAAATGGCGCAAGTTGGGCAACTTTCTCGTTATATCAAAGTAGCACTAACGGTATTACTATTCCAAACAATGCCATAGCATTTTTAGAAGTCAATGACTATCTTGAATTATGCACGTGGAATGATTCATCGGCAAGCCAACAACAATTTGATAATGCCTCTGGCTCCTGTTGGATGGCAGTCGCAAAGGTCGCATAAATGAAACGGCATCGAATACTAACGGAAAAGAGAACCCGAAAGCCCGTTCTCGCACGTTTTTCGCGGGGATTAGCTTGAAAGAGCTCTTCAGCACCGGCGAGGAGCGGCATGCCTTTCTCATCGGCTTCTTCGAGGTCCTGTGTCCATGGACGGAACGACACCCGATGAAAGACGACTACTTCTTCCGCATCGAGGACGAGCATCATTATTACCTCGGCGGCAGAGCTGCAGCAGTCCTCGCCTGGATCGCCATCGCCAAACTCATCGAGGTGACCTTCTTCTAATGTCATTGCGAGGAGCATAGCGACGTGGCAATCTCATGAAAACCTTATCAGCAACCCTCCTGGCAGCTCAGAAGAAACCCGACCGCCTTCCCTACGTCGAAGCCAGGGTCTACGACTTCGAGCAGGGGATCAAGAGGCTATCCTGGGAAAGACTCTATGACGGCAGCGAGGCCGACAACCACCATGGCATCGCCTTCGATGACCAAGGGTCAATGCACCGCATCAGGGCGGCTGCCGACAATAAGCTTTACCGGCAGAAGGTCACCAGCCCCGATGATCAGTCAGACTATTCCCAGTGGACGCAGCTAGCTACGGATTGTTACGGTCCCTGTGCCATCGCCGCTTACGGCGCCAAGGTCTACATCTTCTACCGGACCACGGGAAACGTCCTGTGGAAGTACTACAGCCATGATTATGGCCAGAGCTGGAACAACGCCCAGCTTGTAAGCTACGCCGATGTTTTATCTATGGCTGTCACGTGGTGGTCAACGGGAAACATCGTCGTTTGCTTTGCTGCTAAGGCAGCCGAGCTCAATGCCGTCGTCCTGGATTCCTCAGACCAGGAGACCAGCCAGCACACCCACAGCGAGCCTCAGAACCATCCCCTCACCACCACCTACGGCATCGGAGCTTCCTTCACCCCCAACCACATCGACGTCGTTTTTGCCGCTAAGGAGACGGCGGAGCCGTATAGCTTCATTGCCCTGTATCGCACCGAGCTCGATAGTAACTACGATTGGCTTGCCTTCCAGTATTTTATCACCGCCCCCGATGGTGAGGATGTCACCTATGAGTACCCCGATTGTCACAACCCGTCATCTGCCCAGGACTACGAGAATACGCAGATTGTTGCCGTGGAGAAGTTCACCGGCACGACAGCCTATACCAGGCCGTTAATCTGTCACGCCGTCAGGGGCTCAGCTTTCAGCTCCATGGCCTTCACCGAGCCAAAACCCTTCTTGAATATCAGCTCCACTTACGGCTTGCGGCTCCAGAGTACCAGCTCGCATTGGTGGCTGGAACGACCCGACGGAGTATGGAGAGCCCCCAGGACAGCAGGTACCCCGTTAGACCTAACCCCCAACATTTTGTCATTGCGAGCTTCTTCTTCCCTGTCATTGCGAGCGGAGCGTGGCAATCTCGTTATTGAATTAGACAACTCCAACGCCCAGTACGCCACACCGCCCGCAAAGCGAAGCGAAGTGGTCTTGAAGTTAGGCTATAAGACTTCTGAAGGAAGCGAAGCGGTGGAGGTGGGGAGGTACTGGATCGATTCCTGGGAGTATTCCTCCTCTGTCTCTGTCTCTTCTCTCAAGCTCTTTTGCCTCGATGGCCGGGGATTAGCCGATAAGTGGTCCGCCCGTTTTCAAATGAGGTGGCCCGCAGATAAGAGAGTGTGGGAGATCATCCAGGAGATTATCTGCAGGTGGGGCATCAACCTCACCAGCCCAGGGGGAGTCCCTAAGAGCTCGGCGGTAGATAATCTCTATCCCGACTTCACCCTCCAGCCGGGGACCCAAGGAACTCAAGCGCTCAACAAACTCTTATCCCTCATCCCCGACGCCCTCATATTCGACGGCAACGAGGCCTATGTTAAGGACCTCCAGGACGACGAAGCGAGCTCATATTCCTACGGCACAGCCCACGTCATCCTCCAGGGCGAGTATGCCGTCTCTGTCTCTGTCTCTCGCTCACGTGCCATCGGCAGGGACGACCAGGACAACCGAATCGTCGAAGACGCCTTCGACTGGCCTAACTTAGAACTCGGTATTGATAACTTAGAACAATCCTATGACCCCAACCTTCAATCAGCCGCCAGGGCCCAGGAGAGAGCCGACGCTATCCTAAGAAAGGCGTCATTGCGAGCGGAGCGTGGCAATCTCGTCGTACCTGTCAACTGTGGGCAGGAGCTCTACGACGTCATCACCGTCACCGACAAGAGGTGCGGGATCTCCACCAAGAAGTACCGGGTACTCGATATCGAGACCACCCTCAGCCTTCGTCAGTGGCTCTATCAGCAGAGGTTGACCGTTGGAGCCCCGTAAGCGCCGTACAGCAAAACTGTAAATCCTAAATTGGAAATACTAAACAATGTCGAAAACTCAAAAATCAATCTAGTAGCTATCAGCCTTCAGCCATTAGCTAACCGCTGACTGCTGATTACTGACTGCTTTTTCATATTGTTTAGTGCTTGGAATTTAGAATTTTCCTTCGTGTAAGTCTCGCTTCAGGGCATCAAGCTGCTGTTCCAATGGTGCCCTGAACCTTTGCAAATC